TGGCTGCAACCGTGACATCGATGGAACCCTCAGGTGGCGGGCCTGGGCCCAAGGGAGCGCGAAGACCGCGAGCGTCAGCTGGAGCTACAGGTACCCTTGGCGTGCCATTATTGGCCGAACGAGCAGGAGGAGTAACAGTTCCAACATTACCATTATTATTATTTAAAAAAGTGTTTAATCTCTTCTTATTCTCTTTAGTGAATGGATCTATATTATGAACATTTTCTTTAGCATTAATTGCTGCTGCTTGAGCCTTTTTGTCATTGTTTAAAGATTGTTGAGCAGCTTTTCTATTTTGTGCCTTTCTAGCATCAATTTGCGCCTGTAAGTCTTCACTCCCAGAATTATTAGATACTTCAGAAGAATCAGATGTTCCAGAATTTGTAGATAATGTAAGTGAATTACTATTACTACCATTGGATAATGCAAGTGAGCCAATTGTTTCACCATTACTATTACTTTCTCCATTAGATTCATTATTTGAAAAAGCACTTAAACTATTATCATTCTCTTCTGTAGTTTCAGTTCCAGCATTACTACTATTATTATTTTCATTATTTGTTTCATTTATAGTTTCTAGTGGGCTAGATGGTGCCTTTAATCTAGTTCCAGTACTTCCTAAAGTGCGATTTAATTTTTCGCGTAGTTGTTCTTGTGTTATAGGTGGACTGGCTGGGGCGCCAGTACCTGCCTTAGCCGCATTCTCTGCTGCTTCAGCCTCTATCTCTCTAATTAATTCATCTGGTGGTAGTGGTGGTGTGGCGGGTGTTATTGTAGCAGCAGTGGCTCTAGCAGCAGCCAACTCCTGTAAACGTGTTAGCTTAGATCGTATGGTGCTCTTTACATCATCAGTGATATCTTGGTCCAGAAACTTTGAGAGGAATTGCATATCTGCCCACATCTCTTCGACCTTATCATAACTAACTCTTGGGATATCTGTGATCTGATCTTGAACTATCTTACTGTATTCTGATTTATTTGTTTCCTTGCGAAGAGCATCAAGACGTTCGGATATAGAAGTATTTATGGGCCCAGTGGGCACTTTTGGGAAAATATAAGTGGGCTTGCGGCGCTCATCAAGTATCGCCTTTAAAGTTGCTATAGCTTTCTTCTTGTCATCATCTGTTAGTTTGTCATCAGAACCATCAGAACCATTAGAACCATTAGAATCATTAGAATCATTAGAACCATTAGAACCGCTAGGTTTTGTACTATTTGAAGCATTTTTCTTCTTCTTATTGACAGGAGAAGGTGGTATATATTTACTTAATAGTGATAGACTTTTTGGCTTAAATGTAATACATACTTTCATTGAGCCATCACCCATTTTATCAAATCTGACTTCAGGTTGTTCCTCTTTAGAGATATTTGAAGTTGTATTTTTGTCACCAGGTTGTAATTTAGATAATAAATTAAGTGCTAGGCTTTGTACAATTCTACGAACTGGTTCACAATTAACTAACATAGCAAGTGGTTTATCACTATTACATTTACCATCATATAGAGCTTGAAGAACTTCTTGTTTTTCTTTATTTGGTAAGGCAGGTCCATCGAGACCAAATAATGTAAGGGCCTCTATTTGAGACTTAGTAAAATCAGAGCCAGTGCCCTTACTTGGATCTTCAAGAGTAAGTGGTGTTCCAAATAATACTATATCTTTTTTATCATTCTTAACTGGAGTAGAATCTGGTATTACAGGTTTGGCAGGGGTTGTCTTATCAGCATTAACAGGGTCAGCAATAGGGACAGCTGGGATAGTAACAGGGGTAGTAATAGGGGCAGTAACAGGGGTAGTAACAGGGGCAGTAATAGGAGCAACTGGTGGTTTACCTGGAGTTTTTACAGGCGTTATGGCAGTGATAGGTGGACTAGTTGGTTTTTTATATTCTTCTACAGCAGCAGCAAGCGCAGTAGCCCTATTATCTGTAGTATCTGGAACAGGAGGAGCAGCAGGATCAGAAGCACTAGGATCAGGAGCACCACCAATACTTATAGACTCTTGAAAGAATCCTCCCTTGTAAGGGGCAATTTCACCACCAGATGCTGGAATTAATGTACGAGCAGGATCAAACCCAGGAGGGGGTCCCATACTACCACCACTCATAGCTTGAATTGTTCCGCTGCCTGCGGGTAGTAAGGACATACCAGGATTATAACCAGATAACGCAGCCATTCTATGATAAGTTTTGTTTAAAATATTGGTTGATAAACGAACCTAAGAAAAATCTACCATCTAGCATCTAGATATGGATACCTACACATCTGATCCTCAAACGAGAAAGCGTAAGATTGATTGTAAGCCAGAGTTAGTAATTTCAAGTCTTCAAAGATTTTATTCGAGTCATCCGGAAATTGAAAAAGTGCTAACATATCTAAATGGTGAAGCTCCGCTGAGTCTCAGAATTATTGATTGGTTTGTTACAAAATATAGTCGAAAGAACTTTGTGCGGTATCCTCTAAACGGTCAAGACTTTCTAGTGTATTTGAGTTATAAGGGGCAATTAAAGGCGTATTCAAAACAGTATTTCGATCCAAATTGTCGTAGGGAACGGATTATGTTTAAGATTCCAAACCAGGAGCAATTTATGACAACGATTGGAAAGCTTAATTTTTTCCGTTGGGCATTGGAGTCAAAGATTTTAGAGTATATTGAAGCCCACGAGGAAGAAATCCGCACGGGTTACAATTCATATTTAAAGGACACGACACAGACTCAAAAGCGAGTAAAGAATGAAACTGCATCCTCAACGGATTCGAATGTAAGTTCTGAGACAGTTCAGTCTAATATTACTGTATCAACGCAAGCATCGCAAGCATCGCAGTCAACGCAGTCAACGCAGTCAACGCAAGGTTCTAATTCTACAGCACGAACAACTAGACGTCGTCGTACAAAGCAGACGCCCTCATCACTTAATAAGTTACAAGTATATAAGATACCAATTGAGTTATCATTTGATTAGCAGTTAAAATTAAAGTTAAGTTTGTTACTTGTATCAGCGGAAGGTTTATTGTTGTAGAATAGTCTAATATCATCCATTTTGGGTCTAAGTTGTTCGGCTGCCTGTGCTTGTTGTGCAACTACATTGGGATTTAGCCAACGATTATCAAAATTCCTCTGTAACAGCTTCTCAGATTCCTTTAAGTACCCCGTGTGTTTATCTTCATAGACGCTTGCTCTTAGTTCGCGGGTCATATTTCTCGCATCAAACGTGGTATCATATTTGTCAAAATATGGATTCTGAACGCCTCGGCTGGCATCTACATCAAAGCGGGGCTGTGAGCGATAGCTTTTGTCACTTCCACGGCTGTCATTAGGTAACATATCATAAAACGGTGCCTGTTTATTAATATCCGGACGATTCATTACCCCATATTTGCCATCTGTTTGCCAATGTTCAAATTGTCTAGCATTAATGGCATCTATTGTATCAACTTCCCGTCTTGTCCTAGTCATAAATTGCGGCATAGGAAAAGCATCATATGCTGAAATTGTATGTTTATCAGGAAAAACAGGTTGCGCCATTTAAAGTACCTACTTAATATTATCTTAAGATGTTAATTATACCTTTTATTCACAATGTAGTAGATCAAAATAGTATTCAAGTACATACTATTAAAGTTTTAACAATTGGTGGTCGTGGAATCTGGGAAGAGGATAATTCGCTCAATCTGGATAAGGATATTTTAAATCCAAATGATATTTATCGTAAAGGAACAACTATTAAGTTTGATAAACAATTACAGATCTGTGAAGTAAATACTGAAAAGACAAAAATAAGTGATTTTTATAAATGGGATGAAATTGCTTTTGAAGATACAGAAACTTTTTGCTGGAGAACATATGTTTATTTAAGTGGAAATGGTTCTGCAAATTGGTTAGATATCCCTACATCTGAAATATTAGGTAAATATAAAATAAGAGATCTTATTGCCAAGATTATCCAGAAAAAATAACAATCATGTTTAAGTCATCTAAACGATGAGTGCGTTCTATATATAGACAAATGGATTCGCAAAGACATAATAAGACTCATAAGAAACCATTTAATGATATTGAAAATCCTGTAGGAGAAGCAGATAATAACTTTAAAAATCTTTTAGAGGATAGTGCACGTGAGGCATATAGTCGACCTTGGCATCGTATAGAGCGTGGATTACGATTAAACAGACTTCGTATATTTATTGAAGAAGTTGGTCCGCAATTTACTATGACTAAAGATGAAAAAGACGCATTTTTCATATTTCTTCAAAAAGCACTTGATAAAAAACTATTAAACACTCTAAAGGTTGTGAATTATGATCAAGAAAAACAGCGAATTACTATAATTCGTGGGTTAGAAATTAAACGTAATCAAGAAGGTATTTTAAAATGGGGATTTAGTACAAAGAAGCCACGTGCAGATGGAACACGGAAGAAAAAGAAGGATGATATTCCATCTGTCTCAACACATGGCGAAGAATCGACCGAAACAAAAATTGAGGACGAAGTTAACCAAATTATAAACAATTAGCAATGCAATTTAAGGACAAGTTAAAGGATTTGATAGACCTATTTCAAAATTGGCTATCAGATCCTCAAGATAGCGTTCAATTAGAACAATGGTTAGATGCAGCCGATACTCTCGCACACTCATTCGAATTCTCTGATAGGGAGCAATTATACATTGATAGAATTATCGAAATGTATGAAGAGCAATTTAAAACACAAATTGCTAAAAATGCACTCGATAGGGCTATTGATATTCCAAGTAAAGAGTTTCTAGATGAGCTTATTGGTAGAAAACAAACAGAGCAGCGTTCGGCTGAATGGTATGCTCAAATGTCTACTATTATTTCAGCAAGTGAAATTGGTAATTTATTTGCCGCACCAAGAACACGTGCTAAAATGGTTTTAGCAAAAATAGTACCACCACAACCTCGTTATCAACCACTCGCAGTCTTCTCTGATAGAATGGCTGCGTTTGATTGGGGCATTAGGTTTGAGCCTGTTGCAAAGCAATTATACGAATATAAATATGGTGTCACTGTAAAAGAACTCGGTCGTCTAATTCATCCTACAGATATACGGTGTTCAGCTTCTCCAGATGGGTTAATATATAGTTGTCCTAAGAATGAAAGAACAGGGCGATTAATTGAAATTAAATGCCCAGTAACTCGAGAGATAGATGGGAGTGTACCAAAGGATTATTATGCTCAAATGCAATTACAGCTTCAGGTAACAGGTTGTAAAAAATGTGATTACGTTGAAGCAGGATTCACATCTAAATATAATAATACACCTGAAAAAGTAGGTCCAGCGTTATATAATGGCTATATTGGATTAATTCGATATGCTGAGATGAAAGGTGATCAAGAGTTTTACTATATTTATAGCCCAGTCAATGCCGATAGTGAATGGAAACCCGAAATTAAGGACGATGAAGAAATAATCGAAATTATTCCTTGGAGGTTATTTCAATGGAGCGAACAAGTCATTACACGAAGTGAAGAGTGGTGGACATCTATCAAGCCATTAATTGATATATTTTGGGAAGATGTAGAAAAAGCAAAGCGTGGTGATTTTGTTGTGCCAGAATCAACACGACCTGCTAAAAGGCCAAGGATAGAAAAATGTATGATTATGTTTAATAAATTAGATGAGAATGGTAAAGAAATTACTCCTGAGAACGTGATAGTGACGCCCGAACCGTCTGTTTAGGTTTAAAAAGATAAGACAATAAGAAATAAAGTCCTATACCAGCAGAAACCATTAATAATATTCTAGTAGCACTGTAGTTTCCAGAACTATTTTTCATTCTATTAAGCCATATGCCCCAGACATACGCATCCATTAAAATATTAATGGTAAATAATAACCCTAAAATAATTAAGATTAGAAATAGAAATACTATATGATTACTGGGCGGACCATTCATTTCTAATATTATATAACAATATAAAGCATATTATAATATGTTATAATTAATATATTATAATGCCTCTTAATTTTGATTTAGAAGCAATAAGAAAAGAGTTTAATTGTATTAATTATTTTGAAACCGGGCTTTGGGATCCACGAACAGATGTTTCTAGTAAAATTGCCCTTAGAAGTAATTTTAAGAAAGTATATTGTATAGAACTACAAAATAAATGGGTTGAACTTGGAAAAGAAATTTTCAAAGACGAAATTGAATCAAAAAGATATGTTCTGATTTTAGATGATAGTACAAATATGAAACATTATTTTAATAATAATGACTTTGAAGATAGAACAATGTTTTTCTTAGATGCTCATGTGGATAATGAAAATATACATAATTATAAAAAGAAATGTCCATTATTTGAAGAACTTGATGCTATACAAACTCTTAAAAGAAAGGATCATATTATTTTAGTAGATGACTTAAGAATGTTAGCTCATCCGTTTCCTTGGGGAGAGGATAGTTATGGAGATATTAATTTTACACGTATGATTATGAATAAAATATTAAGTATTAATCCTAATTATAATTTCAGATTGTTAGATGGATATATTAAAAATGATGTATTAATGGCTTATATCTAATTTAATCCAAATCCTACTTCACTTACACTACCACCCGTATTATTTTGAGGAATTGGCATTGGATCGGCTTTATAGAAGTTAAGTACTAATTCCTGTGTTGGTGCTGAGCAGCTATCAGGATAATTGCGTTTATAGTTATTTGTGAATTGGCGATAATTTCCAGTCTTAGATACCATTCGCTCAAAATCAGTAGCATAACAGGAACGACTGTTCACACAAGAAATAGATTCCTTAACACGCGGGGGAGACATTTCATCAGCGAGCAAGTGATATGGCTGATTGTTATATAAATCTGCTGGGCCAGGTGTATCGGGAGGAAATTCCATAACGGGTCCTTCATCACCGAGACTTCTTGTTAGTAACGATGCCTGTTGTTCAGATTCAGCACTAACTTCAGCTGGTCTATCATTTAAATTTTCATAACCTTCTGACCAATAGGAATAATATGGGAATCCAAAGCGTTCCCAGCCAGCACGTTTCCACCAATTTTTCTGTGACTTTGGAGCATAAGGTGCGACATAATTAACAAAATTGGTTTTCTTCATTGACATAATTACAATGAGAATAATTATTAACACAAGAATTAGTGTTAGAACTCCTTTCATTTTCCCTATATAATTGCGTCATTATTAAAAATTGACTAGATTGCGTCCCCCATATAATTCCGGAAAGATGTCAATGATTAGTATGCAAGTTGTTAAGCGCGATGGTTCCAAGGAAGATGTTTCATTTGATAAAGTTTTGAATAGAATTCGTAAGTCAGCAGAAGGTCTAGAGGTAAATTCAACTCTAATTGCCCAGCGGACTCTACTTCGAATTTATGACGGAGTCAAGACATCTGAATTGGATGAACTCGCCGCACAACTGTCTATTTCGTTAATGACCACGAATCTAGATTATGGAATACTTGCCTCCAGGATTGCCATCTCAAATCATCATCGTAATACTTCAGATAAATTCTCTGAAGTTGTCCAAGTTCTTAGTAACCAAATACTAGATAAAACAGGTGAAAAAATTAGCAATGTTTCACAAGAACTAGTTGAAATCTGTCAAAAATACGGCGCAGAAATTGATGCCAAAATCGACTACAATCGCGACTATCTATTTGACTATTTTGGATTCAAAACCCTTGAAAAACTACAATACCTACTTCGTGATATTAAAGGAAAGACACTCGAGCGTCCTCAACATCTACTTATGCGAGTATCACTCGCACTATGGGGATCGGTAGATTTGGAGAAGGCGTTTGAGACGTATGATCTATTAAGTCAAAAATTCTTCATTCACGCTACTCCAACCAACTTTAATGCAGGTACACCTCGTCAACAACTCAGCTCTTGTTTTCTCCTGGCAATGAAAAGTGACAGTATAAATGGGATCTATGATACTTTAAAAGATTGTGCTTTAATTAGTAAAAATGCGGGTGGCATTGGGCTTCATATTCACAACATTCGCGCCAAAGGCGCTCTAATTAAGGGTACAAATGGAATTTCAAATGGAGTCGTACCTATGCTAAGGAACTTTAATGATACTGCTCGCTACGTTGACCAAGGAGGGCAAAAGAGAAATGGTTCATTTGCAATTTATTTGGAGCCTTGGCACGCTGACGTGGAGGACTTTCTAAGACTCAAACTTAATACAGGTTCTGAAGAGGAACGTTGTCGTGATTTGTTTTATGCTCTATGGATTCCTGACTTGTTTATGGAGCGCGTAGAGAAGAATGAGCCTT